ATATAATCAATATAAATGGAAAGCATTTGGAGTTGAGTCAGTTGCATATCAAAAAGCATTTGCTCAAATTCTAAATCTTGAATGTAATCGAAGAGGTATATATATCCCAGCAATAGAAATACAAATCGATAAAGATAAAGTAAGAAGAGTATTAGAAATATCGCCATATATTGACAATTCCCAAGTTGTATTCAATAATAGTTATCAAGAGTTTAATTCGGAATGTTTCCAGTTCCCGAAGGCTGCACATGATGATTTTGTGGATGCTTTAACTGGAGCAGTTAAAATAGCCATCTCATACGGAGGATCGGGACAAGTGATGACTGGAGGTGGCATATCATATCCTAAAACCTACTAAAATGGCAGACAAAATCCCTACGAATCAGATGACTACGATCTTTGGTAAACCTGGAGAAGTATTTGTTTCAAGTTATAATAATGAGGAAAAGAGAATAGATGATCTTAAGATAACAGATTATCGGAAAATGGTTGATAATGATGGATTAATACAAATGTTATGGAATGCTATAACAAATACCATCATGTCGGCAGGATTTAAAATAGAAGACGATGAAGATATAGAAACAGAAGAATCCTCAGAAGAAAAGAAATTCATTGAAAAAATAATTTTTACACCAGAATATAAGGGTGGAATGTCTATTCCTTTTGAAGTAACAACTAGAACAATGCTTAGATCTTTTATAGAAGGTTATAGAGTATTTGAAGTTGTTTGGAAATTAGGAGAAAATAATAAATTTATAATTGATAAATTAGCTCCAAGAGCTGGTAAAACAGATTCAGAATTTTATTTACTTGTAGATGAGAATGGCAACTTTATAGGATTTAAACAAAAAGTTACTTTTATGAATTCTATAAATGATATAACTCTTAAGAATGAAGGGGCAGTAAAGAAAGTAGTTAAAGCAACATATGGTGAAGAATTTGGTAGTAATTATGGAAGATCTGGACTAAAGGCTGCTTGGTATCATTATGATAAAGCACATAAAGGAATGTATTTAAATCATGTTGGGCATGAACTTGGAGCAGTAAAATATAGAAACTTTAAACATAATTTAAACGATGATGCTAAAGTAAAATCAATTGTAGCAGACTTGGGTAAGATTGGTATCGAAAGTGTAGGAGCATTTAATAAAAATGATGGTGAACTATTCTTTGAAGATGTGGCAGATGCAGCAGTATTAGAAGTAGGTAGAAATATGATTATTTTACACTACTCAATGATTGCTAAATCACTTTTAGCACAATTTATTGATTTAGGTTCAAATGGATCTTCTGGAAATAGGGCATTAGGTGAAACTCAAACAGAATTCTTTAAACAGGGATTACAATCGATTGCAACTATAATTATTGAGAATACATGGAATCAAGTAATTGCAGATCTAATTAAAGTTAATTTTAATAAAGGTATATATCCAAAGTTTTGTGTTAATCCAATAGATGATAAGAAATCAGAAACAATTTTATCTGCATTTACTGAATTAGTTAAGCAAGGTGCATTAAGTAGTTCTATAATGAATGAATTACAAAGCATTGCTTCCGAAAAATTAGACTTAGATGTAACTGAGGAACAAATAATTGAAGATATGAATCAAAAGAAAATAGATAAAGAAACATCGTTAAAAGCCTTTCAACAGAGTCAAAATCAATCACAAAATAAAATAGTTAAACCAATACAAAATAGTGACATACATTTAGAAGATGAAGACTTAGATTCAATAAGTATTCCTATAAGAGCATTATTTCCTGATGAGAATAAGGTTAGATTAGCTGATATTAAAAGAAAGTTAATAAATGCAGAATTAAATGCTAAGGATATATTAAGAATTAAACTTGAAGAACAAAAGAATATAATTGTAGATCAATATATATCGGCAATGCGTTCTGGTAAGAAGGCTTTAATCAAAACAAATATTTCTCTGGAAGAACAAGCTAAAAGTAAATATTCAGAGGAAATAAGGATGATCGCAGAGGATCTATTGAATTATGGAAAAGTTCAAGCATCAAATGAATTAAATTTTCCAGTTCCAGTTACTCTAAAAACGGACTTAGATGCTTTAACTGCTAATATATCATTAATAATTTCAGATCAGGAAAACAAATTAAATTTTAGATTAAAACAAGCAGCGAATAATGCTTTAAGTGCTAATTTACCTGAAAATCAAACAAGATTAATTTTAGAACAAGAATTTGAAACATTCTCAAATTCTATAATCCCTCCAACTGTTCATGCAATAGTTCCTACATATTTAAACAAAGGTAGAGATATAACATTTGCCAAATATCAGGATAAAATATTTGCGTATAGATATACTGCTATTTTAGATAGTGTGACGACTGAATATTGTAGAGAAATGGATGGTAGAGTATTTCAAAGGAACGATCCTGAATATGTAATGGTTACACCTCCAAATCATTATGGATGTAGATCGATATGGACACCTATATTAGAAAGCGAATCAGAATATGTAAATGTTAATGGAAAACCTGATAATCTACCTATATTTGGGAGTCTTAATACATTCAAGGATACAAGTTTATCAGACATAGAAAAGAAAGTTATTCAATTAATAAATCAATAATGATGGATTTAACAAAAAAATTAATAATGAAATTGCCAAAAGAGAAGCAGAAAAAATATCTTATACAATTAGAAGAAAAGAAGAAAAAAATCCAAGATAATATAAACAATAAAAACGATTCTGAATTTGCAGTTAATCTAGTATTAGCTTTAAAGACATTAATGAAAGCTTCATTATTAAGCCATACCGATCTTAAAGATAGTGAATTAGATGTTCATCCTCAATACTTTGATAAAGACCGATTGAATAAATCTCTATTAGATTTATCAGAGACAATTCAAAAATTACAAGATCAGAAAACTAAAAAAGGTATAAAGGATTTATCCTTAGAAATGGCCGAAAAGATATTAAACCTAGAAGAAAAGGTTAATAATATTAGATTTGATTTAACAGATAATCAAAAAAAATGCATTATTCTTTTAAACGAGGAGATATTAAAAATTAAGGAAACAACTCGTAAGAATGTTGAATTAAACGACAGTAATACAATTACAATTAGTAAATCAATACTAAAATTAAAAGATTCTTTAGATAATTATGTAACGAGATCAGAATTACCTGATGAGATAATACTTAAAGGTGGGATTGGTATAATTGTCACTAAAGAAAAAGGTAAGAAGAAAACTACTTATACAATAGATGAAAAGACAGACAATCCTAAAGGTAAAATGCTTTTAATGAATAGTAATGCTATTACTAGACATAACGAATTAACAAATTTAGAATATAATAATTCTGGACATTCAGGTTTTGAACCTTCACTTCCTACTATACCAGAAAATCCAGCAACTAAATTTTTGAATGGTGATAGGGAATGGAAACCAATATCAATTGGTGCAGGTGGGTTTGCTGGGAATTTATATTTTACCAATATAGATTCATCTGTTATGGGATACAAACAAATAAGTTATGCAAATGACGCTGTCGAAGTAGAATTGAGTGGAACACTAACTAATCAAGAAGCATTACTAAGAACATATTTATTTGAAAATCCAATTGCAACAGATATTATTGATGCAGGAGTTTGGGTCGCGAATTATCGAGTTAAAGTATCAGGAACACAAGGAGTAACACAATTAAAGATGGAAGTATTTTTATATCATACAGATACAACTGAAACCGTATTATGGAGTAGTTATTCTCCTGAGATTCAGAATACGGACTATGAAACTATAAGAGGAGAAAGTAATCAACCGACATTTGCTTGTGCAACAACTGATAGACTGGGAGTAAGAATATATGGTAAGGTTACTGCTAATAATGCTATAACAATTAATACAATAATAGGTAATGAAAATGCTTCTTATTTCACTACGCCATTAAGGATAAGACATAATCAACTTAGAGATTTAAATGGAGATACTGCATTCCAACATATTACAGCAACTGATAGAACAAATATAGATACAATAACTGGTAAACTAAATCTTGATCAAACTACACCTCAACATATAATTAATGGGAAGCCATTTTTTGATTCAGGATTAAATTTATCAGCAAATTCTTATATTGAATATAATACGGGGACAACTAGTATAGATTTTATTATTACTTAAATGAGTGTCTATTGGTATGGAGGATCGGGTAACTGGTCTGATCATACAAATCATTGGTCTAACAATTCTGGTAATAGTCCATCCTCTCCATTAGGACATGCTCCAACTGCATCCGAAAGTGTAGTGTTTGACGCTAATTCCGCTTCTGATAATTATACAGTTACAGTTACAGGAAATGGGGATTGTTTAGATTTTATAATGGATAAACCTACTGGTGTAGGGAAAAAGATAACCTTTAATAATGGAATTTATAATATAAGTATAAGTGGGAATATGAATTTGGTCGGCGGTAGTGTAGGAATTACTTTTTCTGGAACTGGACAATTTATATTTGTTGGCACATCTGGAATCAAAACAATTGCCACAAATTCTGCAATATTTACACAAGGAATCGCTTTTAATGGCGAAGCTACTTTTCAGTTGATTGATAATTTAATTTCTAATCGTGGAGGTGGAAATACGAACTTTATATTAACAGCAGGAACAGTAGATTTTACGACTAATAATACAACAATTAGTATAATTTCAAGTGCAGGAATAATAAATGGCGAATTCACATTTTATGATTTGTCACTAATTCCTACTACACCAACATCAGGAACGAATCATCGTTTAAGATCAAATATCATAGTTACTCATGGTTTAACTATAACTAATGGAATAACTGTAACTAATAGATCATTAATATACTCTTATGATATCGGAATACAGAAAACAATTACAATTACAGGAACAACTGCAAATGATTTTTCTAATGTAGATTTTAAGGATATAAATGTAATAAATATTGTCGATGGTAATCAAGTAGATTTAGATTTATCTAATATTTCTGGATTATCTGGTGATTGTGGTGGAAACGATGGAATAACTTTTACAACTGGAGTTGACCAATATTGGTATAAATCAAGTGGGGCATCTAATAACTGGTCAACAATAACCAATTGGTATTTAGGGACGGGTGGAAGTGGTGGAGTAGGTAGAGTGCCTTTACCTCAAGATCAAGCGATATTTGATGATTTGAGTTTTGGTGCAGAAGGAATGACTATAACTCAAAATATGCCAAGAATTCCATCAACTACATTTTGTGGTGACGATGGATTACATCCAGTAGAAAACAATCCAACATTCACGACTTCGAGTGGTTGCAGTGTATTTGGTAGTTTAATTTTAACTCCGAATATGACCTTAACTGCTTCTACCCAACAATATACTTTTGAGGGTAGAGGAGATTACATATTAACAAGTGCAGGTAAGACTTGGGCTAAGATAATCGCAGTTTATAATGCAATTGGAATATTAAGACTTGGAGATGATTTTAATAGTTCTACATATATTTATACAGGATATTCTGGAAGATTTGATGCGAATGACCATAATGTTACAATTGCATTTCTTTATAATGCGATAGCACTAACTACGGCTGGTTATATTATAGATATGGGTAATGGAACTTGGACTATTAATGCTTTATATCCATCTACGACTAATCTATTTTGGTATTCTGCTGGTTATGCAAATATGACTTTTAATGCTGAAGGATCAACTCTCAAATTTATAGATTCGTCTAATACAAATGGAGTATTTACAAGTTATGGATATACATTTAATAATATTTGGTTCGATAGAGAAGCATCAACTGGAAGTAACACTTTAACATATTCATCAACTTATAATGAGATTAAAGATACTGGAACTGTTGCACACTCTTTATTATTATCAGCAGGAACAACTAAGACAGTTAATACATTTACAGTTAATGGAACTGCTGGGAATTTAATAACACTTGCATCAACTACTACGACAAAAGCAACTCTCTTAGTAAATAGTAGTAAGATAAGATGTGAATTTTTAAATGTAGATTATATAATAGGAAGTCCTGTAAATAGTGTTTATATGAGGTCTGGAACTTGTATAGATGGTGGACACAATAGTCAAGTATATTTTATAGATTGGATTTCAATAACAAACACAGGGAATATGAAAAGTGGTGGATATACGGAAACAGAAACTGGATCAGATCCAGTATTTAAATCAACAGGTCTTGAAGTTGGAGAAATGATAGAAGATAATTCTATAATACCAATGTCGAGTATGAAATCTGGTAAAATAATAGTAAAAGGTAATTTTATTGAATATTAATCAACATGGCACAATTACAATCTACAACAGTAACAGGAAATATAGCAGTGAGTGAAAATTATTTAGGTTCTGTAATTAAAACTGATACTACGACACCAACAGATTTTCGTCTTATTACTGGTGCGGCGAAGACATTAGTTTTAGATACGGTAATTTACGAAGATTTACAGTTTCCAATAGCATCAGGAAAAGTCCCAGCAGCGAACTATCCTACATGGGAAACATTTACACCTAATACAATGGGTTATGCTTTCTCCGTTGATGATTATATTGATTTACAAGGTGGTGAATTACCACATTGCTGGAAGCAAGGGACTAATGGTGATGTTCACTTACATTTTACAATAAAGACAGCTCAAACTACTGGTGCAAATAGATATGCTAAATTTTCGGTTTGGGTAGCCTATGCAGATTCAGATGAGGTTTGGGTAGAACAATCTGTAATGTCAGCAGAAAAAACGATACCAACAGCTAGTGGAGCATTAACCAATTTTTATTTAGATATTGGAGATGCCACACTTGCTAATTATTTAATTGGAGGCCAAATTAAAATGAGGGTAAAAAGAATTGCTGCAACAGGTGGGACAGAATATGCAGATGATGTATATATAACTCAGGTAGGAATGCACTTACAGAATGATACAATGGGCTCAAGAAGTGAAACTACTAAGTAATTTATTTATTAATTTAAAATTATGAATTTAGAAGAACAATTAAAAGAATTAAAAGTTACTGCTTATGACAAAAGTGTTGTTATGGCTAAATTATCACAAGAATTAAATTTAATACAAAATGAAATAGTAGAATTAACAATGGAAATTAATAAAAGTAAAAATATAGATATAAATGAAGTTAATAAAGATAAAACGAAATAAATTTTTGACAAATATGTTAAAAATAAGTATTCTATTATAGAAGACTCAGATTTAACTTATTAAGATATTAATATGGGTTATTCAAGAGTAGGTTTAATAAGTGATGATGGATCTCTCCTTTCAATATATCCAAACGGAGCATTAAATGTTAGAGATAGTTTAAAATCAATTTGGGGTTGCACAAATGTTGCAGTTGGATTAACAGCAATGCTTGTAGTATCTTCAGACACTAATAGAAAAGAATTATTACTTACTAATAAAGGAACTTCAAGTATATGGTTGGGATGCACTCCAACAGTTTCAGCAGGTATAACAGGATTTAACTATGATGCTTTAACAGCAGGTAGTAAGTTAGATATAAATAATTTTACTGGGGAAATTTATGCTATTCTTGGGGCAGGAGTAAGTGGTAACCTACAAATGTTAGGAGTAGGATCTTTTTCTTAATTTAATATAATAATGATGACTCAATTAAAAACCGCATTTTGTTTTATCGCAAAAGATAAATCTGATATATTAGACAGACTTCTTAATTCTACTAAAAAAGTATTCGATTTATATTGTATGGCTGATACAGGATCGAGTGACGACACTATTAAAGTGTTTATTAATTGGTGTAAGCTAAACAATAAAGAATATTTATTTGATAAAGGACAACTCACAGATAATCCCAAAAAGAATAATGATTATAGATTTACTGTCATTAATAATAAAAGAACACTAGCTGATTTTGGAAAGGCAAGAGAGGTTTCATTTGATTTAGCAAGAAAGAAAGGTATTGATTTTGTATTCTGGTCTGATACCGATGATGTAATTATAAATGCTGAAAATATCCCTCTTTTGGTAGAAAAGATGGATAGTAATAAAATTCAACTTGGATTGGTTAACTACATATATGCTAAAGTTTCTAAAAATTCTCCAAAACCTATAATTCAAAAAAGAGAGAAGTTAATTGATTTAAGAATTCCTGGACATTGGATTGGTAGAGTCCACGAGAATTATACAATAGAAGGAGCTACAACTGCTCCAATTAACGATATTAGTGTTGAACATGAAAGAACACCGTATGAAGCAATGGAAACTGAAAGAAGAAATCATCAGATAATGGAAGAAGAGGTTAAGGAATTAGGTATTGAAAAAATAGATGAAAAAATGTTGAATGATTTAGCCTATGATCACTGGGAATGGAAAGAATATGATAAAGCAATTGAGTATTATAAGATATTATTAGAAAGAAACATTCAGAATCCAGAACTAAAATTTGGCATATTGATAAAAATAGCAACAGCTTATATAGGTAAAAACCAGCTAGAAGATGCTTTAATTTATGCTAATAAAGCTTTATTATTTGCTCCATTACATCCAGATTCTTCAGTCATTATGGCTGAACTTTATGCAGATATGAATCAATTTGAAGAAGCAAATTTCTTTGCAGATAAAATATTAAAACTCGGTAAACCTCAAACAACAAATCCTATAAACGAAATGGATTATTCAATTCTACCAATGAGAATAAAGGCTGAATTTGCATTAAGACAGGGTAGATTAGATGATGCGATTAATATTTTAAAAGATATTTATAAGATATTTCCTAATGATGAGTTTAGACAAAATATAGCAAATATCGAAAAAGAAAAATTGAAAAAGAATACAATTAATAGTATTCATAATATGTTGTTATATTTTCAGAATAATAATAAATTTGAGAATATAGGGAATTTAATATCATCAATTCCAAAAGACTTAAGAGAAGATATAAACGTAAGAAATTTAATTAAAGAAGGTAAGAATGATTATAAGAGAAAAACAAGCAATATAAAATTTAATGGATCTAAAAGTATTGTTTTTTATGCAGGAGGATTCTTTGAACAATGGGATGGTGAATCAGATATTACAAAAGGTATAGGTGGAAGTGAAGGTATGTGTATATCAATGGCTAGAGAATTAGCCAAATTAGGTAATAAAGTATTTGTTTACAATGAAACAATAGAAGAACATATAGTAGATGGTGTTACATATATTAATCATCAAAAATGGAATTCAAGAATCAAATGTGATGTATTTATATCCCTAAGAAGACCTGATGTTTTTAGTCAAATTATAAGTGCAAAGAAACAATATCTTTGGTTACATGATACTTACTATGGAGAAGTTCCAATGATTAATTTGTATTCTCCAGACAAGGTTATAGTCTTAAGTGAAGCTCATAAAGACATAATTCAAAAAGGATATGGTTTAGAAGATGATGTATTCTGGAAGAGTAGAAATTCAATCAATCCAAAAGCAATTCCTTTAGAAATGCCAGAAAGAAATCCATATCAACTTATATATGCTTCTAGTTATGATAGAGGATTAGATAACCTATTAAGTTTATGGCCAAAAATCAAAGCGTCAGTGCCACAGGCTACGTTAAAAATCTTTTATGGATGGAATACCTATGATATGTTAATGAACCAAAGACAAAGCCAGGAAATGATGGATTACAAACAAAAAATATTAAAGATGATAAGTGAAACTGAAGGTGTTACTGAACTTGGAAGAATATCTCAAACTGAGTTATATAAACAGTTCGCAGAAAGTTCTATTTGGTGCTATCCAACTGAATTCTATGAGATATTTTGTATAAATGGAGCAACTGCACAAGCAATGGGATGCGTTCCAGTATGCACACCGATGGCTGCTTTAAATGAAATAGTTAATAATAAATATGGTTTTAAGACTGATATTAATAATATTGATGATGAAGTTATATATCTTCTAAAACATCAAAAAGAATTAGACAAAAGAAGAGAGCCGATGATGAAATGGGCTAGAGATCAATTCAGTGCAGAAAAACTTGCTCAGGAATGGGATTTATATTTTAATCAATATTAATGAAAAGAATATCAGTAATATATTTAAAGAAATTAAAGACGATATTGCAATGGAAAAATTAAATGATTATGATGACGATGACTAATAATAAAAAACCTTGTATAAAAATTCTATTACCTGCACTCATAACAAATGAGGAACAGAAATTAATGACTGACAAGTGTCGTAAATCCCTTGTTTCTTTTGAACACTGTATTCAGATTATTGAAGATAATAATAAATATAAATTCTCAGTTGCAGAAGTTTGGGAGACTTTCTTTTCAAATTTTAGAGGAAAAGAATACGACTACTTAATGGTAGTTGCAAATGATACTGAAATGGATTGTCAAGCAATAGATTTTGGGATTAGATGTTTAGAAGAAAATCCTGAAGCTGGAGTAATCACTTTTAAGGTTGAAAGAGATCACGATAAATATATTAAAGGATATGGACAAGGAATATATGATGGCAAATTATCAAGAAATTACAAAGAATTAGATCCTGCTTGTTTCATTTTAAAAAAAGGCGTTATCGAAAAGATTGGTAAAATGGATTTTACATTCCCATGTGAATTTTGTGAAAGGGATTATTGGTATAGATGCAAGTTAGCTGGATTGGATTGGATTCAATTAGATCAAATACTTTGTTATCATCCACCAGTAGCTGGAACAATAGGTAATAGTCAAGAAAGATTACAAAGAGCTTTAAGAAAATATACTTTAAAATGGGGTGGTGACGCAGGACAAGAAAAATACACACATCCATATCAGGATCTAAATTTAGATTATACATATATAAAATGACTGGATTAAATAGATTACATCTTGGTTGTGGATCAGTTTATTTAGATCAATTTACAAATTGTGATGTTAATATACCTGGTCATTTTTTAGCCTCCGAAAGACCTGATTTAATCTTAAAAAATAGAACAACAGTTGATAATTATTATAAGAATAAAGTTAGTAGAGAACAATTAGAGTCTGGTATATTACAGAAAAACGAAGTTGTTGTTGATGTTTTTGCGAGAGCGGAAAATATACCGTTTGCCGATAATAGTATAGATGAAATTAGAATGTATCAGGTGTTTGAGCATTTTACACTACCAGTTGCAAATGTATTACTTCAATATTGGCATAGGAAGTTAACAGATAATGGTAAATTATTTTTAGATATACCTGATGTCGAAGAAACAGCTAAGGGATTTGTTGAAGCTAAAACTGAAATGGATAAGGATTGGTATATTAGGTTATTATATGGAAGTCAGAAGAATGAATTTGGTATTCATAAAATGATGTATTCAAAGAATAGTATCTCAAGACTTCTACTTAATAATCATTATGATGATTTAACTTTTTATCCTAATATACATCTAAATCCAGATGGATCGGTTTTATATCCTGCGTTTGGAGTAGAAGCAATTAAAAAATGAATGAAATAGCAATAATTGGATATTTTGGATGGTATGGCTCAATGGCCGAGTGGATATCTGATGGATTTGACAAATTAGGATTTAAAGTTATTAAATATGATCGCAAACTATTACCAATTATAGGTAGTCAACATCAACTATATTTATTTGTAGATTGTAGTGAGGATTATAGTTCACAAATACCAAAATTAGATGGATTAAAAGTATTTTGGTCAATGGATTCTCAAATGCCTGGTGGTATTGAAAGAAGCACAAATATTGCAAGAAAATGTGATATTGTATTTTGTTCAAATAAAGAACATGGTGTAAATCTATTAAAAAAGTTTGGAATTAATAGTCATCTACTTCCAGTTACATATAATGATTACTTAATCAAGAATAGTGATATCAGAAAAGATTTGGATATAGTTATGATAGGACATAATAATAGTTCACAAAGAATTAAATTATTTAATCTAATCAAACAATATTATCCTAATTCTTTTGTGGGTAGAGCTGAAGAGAAAAACGAATATATGAATTCGATGTGTAGAGCCAAAATAATCATAAATCAACCAACTGAACCTTTTGATAATATATTAAATAATAGATTCTTTGAAGCAATGGCTTCAGGTGCTTTGCTTCTTCAAAAGAAATTAAAGACTACACTGATAGATGATTTAGGATTTGTTGAAGAAGAACATTTTATTTATTGGAATAATTTTAATGAATTATTTATGTTAGTCGAATATTACCTTAGAGATGAGAAATCAAGACTCGAAATAACAAAAAAAGCATATAGAGATGTGCAAGAGTATTCAATGTCAAACCAATGTAGAAAAATGATAGATATTATTAATAAAAAATGATCATTAATCCAGCACAACAAGTTTATGGTAAGGAAGAAATTAATTCTGCCTTTGAGGTAATTAAAAGTGGACATTGGGCAGAAGGAATATATGCTGAAAAATTTAGAGATGCTTTAAAGAAATATATAGGAGTTAAATACTGTTCTCTTACTAATTCTGGATCAAGTGCTAATTTAGTAGCAATAATGTCATTAAAAACTCACTGGATTCCAGAAAACAGAAGATTAAAGGAAGGTGACGAAATTATTACAACTGCATTATGTTTTCCTACTACATTATCACCTATATATTATGCTAGATGTGTTCCAGTATTTGTTGATGTTGAGAAATCTACATGGAATATAAATATTTCAGAAGTTAAAAAGGCTATAACGTCAAAAACAAAGGCGATAATTGCTTCACATAATCTTGGTAATCCATGTAATTTGATTGAATTAAGGAAAATATGTGACGATAATAAATTATGGCTAATTGAAGATAATTGTGATAGTTTATCATCAGAAATAGAAGATAAAAAGACTGGGAGTATTGGAGATATTTCTACTTGTTCATTTTACCCTGCTCATCATATAAGTTGTGGAGAGGGTGGTGCAGTATTAACAAATAATATACTAATAAATAAAGCAATTAATTCGATGATTAATTGGGGGAGGGATTGTTGGTGTAATCCTAATCAAGATAATGCCTGTAAGGCAAGATACAATCAAAAACATGGCGATTTACCATTTGGATATGATCATAAAAATACATATGCAGAGTTAGGTTTTAATCTAAAGATGACAGATATACAGGCTTCTATTGGAATAGAACAATTGAAAAGAATTGATATTTTTAAATATGATAGGAGAAGAAATCACCAATTCTTAACAAACTTATTTATAAAATGGAATGAATGGTTTGACTTAAACATGGAAATAGGGACAGCTAGTTGGTTTGGATATGTTATTAAAATAAATAAAAAAGCACCATTTAAATCTTTAGAAATGATAAAGTATTTAGATGATAATGGAATTAGAAGTAGGGCATTCTTCTGTGGTAATATTACTAAACAACCTTGTCTTTTTAATAGGAATGTTAAGTTTAGAAGTTTAGATTTAAAAGTAACAGATGACATAATGAATAATGCTTTTTGGATTGGAGTTCACCCAGCAATTAAAGTTGACGAAAGAAATCATATGAGAACTATTATAACTAATTTCTTAAACCAATATGTATAAAATAATAATAACTGGTGCTACTGGATTTATTGGTTGTCATTTAATGGAATATCTTGGAGGTCTGGGTTATGAAATAGATTCATTAGGTAAAAATGAGTTTATGAATGAAGACTTTTCAAAATTAGAAAACTTTGGTCTTAATGCAAATCGTAATAAGATTAAAGATAAAAACATAATTAATAAACCATTAAATATAGGGGGAATAAAGCCTGATATTGTAGTTCATTGTGCGTGGCCGAAACTAGACCTACAATCTACCGACCATTTAGAGTTTGCCGAAATGACTTGCAACTTTTATAACGAATGTAAAAAGAGAGGTATAAGAGTTATTAATATAGGATCGAGTAGTGAATATGGTGTTAAATTTGAACCTATGAAAGAAGATATGATTTGTGAACCAATTAACACTTATGGAATAGCTAAATTAATGGTCACACTATATGCAAAAAAATTAGGATTTAATACCTTGAGACTTTTCACGGTTGTCGGGGAGGGTGGACATAGTTTTTGGGATAAAAGCAAATCGTCTAAGAAGTGGGAATGGCCATCTACGGTACGCAATATTATTAATGTAAATATGGTATGTAAAGCGATTGAAAGGTTAATGTATGCCGAGCATTTATTTGGTGAGATCATAAATGTATCAGGTTATAACCAGATTCAATATCTTCGCATGGTAAATTCTAATGATGACACTGAAGATAGATGGGGTAAGTCACCCCAGAATCAGTATGAACCAAGCCACTGGGATTCGGATACCACTAAAATGGATAAATTATTAAATATACGATGCTTACTATAAAGAAAACAAAAAGAGGAAGATTACTAAACCTATAATGCCAAAATGTAAAGATTGTGGAACAATTATGTATGAATCAGAAGAAGAATGTTCAGAAGGTGAAGATTTCGATGATTCTAATTATAATGAATACAACGAATACTATTATGATTGTCCGAAATGTGGGCATAGATTTCAGATAAGTGATTTTACAAAAACTTATACAGATAAAGATTTATTATGAAACTATTAAATCCTAAAAAGATAAAAGATAGAATAATGGAAATAGGGTATAAGACAGGGGCAAGTCATGTAGCAAGTGCTATGTCTTGTGTGAATCTTTTATGCGACATTTACAATAAATGGCCAGAAGCAATTGTTATTCTCTCAAAAGGACATGGTGCATTAGCTTTATATGTGATTTTAAATGAATTAGGTAAATTACCAGATAATATTTTAAGAACTTATTATAAAGATGGTGGATTACCAGTTCATTCTACATTAAATAAAGAATATGGGATTATGGCATCAACTGGTAGTTTAGGTCATGGACTACCGATAGGTATAGGGTATGCGATTGCTAATCCTGATAAATTAATAATTGTAATATTAGGCGATGGAGAATTAGAGGAGGGAAGCACACTTGAATCATTTCAAATTATAAATAGATTATTTATTAAAAATATATTACCAATAGTTGATGTGAATGATTTTCAAGGATTTAAAAGGAGTGAAAAATTAACTCCAAATAATTATAGAGAATATTATTCGATTAAAGGACAAGGATTTGGAGAAGAGTTTGAGGGAAAATTAAGTTCGCATTATCAGAATATTACTGACGAAATATATAAAAATTGGAAGATAGAAAGTCCTAAAATTGAAAAAGCAAGAATTAAATTAATTAAAGATTATAAGAAAATAATAAAAAATGAACGATCCAACGGATGAGGAAAAAGTAAAATATATATTAAATTTTTTCAAGTGGATTTTTATCTTAATTTTGTTAATTATATCATTGATATCTATTGCTAGTGAGAATATTGTATTAGCATTTTATTTTTTATTTATAATTTTTATATTAAAATAATGTTTATTGAACCAAATATAATTGAGAAAGCAATGCAAGTAAATGAGGATAAAAGGATGTTAAAAGAAGAATTGGATATTATATCAAATTGGTGTGAAAAGTATTATAAAGGTGGTAATACACTCGAAATTGGGGCATATAAAGGTATGACTAGCTACTTACTTAGTTCAGTAGTGAAACAATATAGAAAAAAGAATGAAGGACATGAAGATAGTAAACATTATATTGTAGATTTATTTGAAGTTGTAGGAGATATACAATGGGAATATGGAGAGCATACAAGACAGATGTTAATAGATAATATTGGAGAATTAGCAAATTATACAGAAGTAATTAAAAGCCCTTCACTCGGTTATGTTGCACTTGACCAGATCTTTGCTAGACATTTTGATTATGTTTTTATTGATGGAGATCATACATTCCCAGTTGTTTTAATGGAATTATTAATGTGTGAAATTACCTGTGATAAGATATTAGGACATGATTATGGGCATAATGGGGTGACAAGATCAGTTGATCAATTCTGCAAATTAAGAGGTTACGAAGTATATAAACCTAATGGTAATTTTGGATTATTTGAATTAATAAAAAGATGAGTTACGCACAACATGGTGAAGATATAGATATAGAAAATCTAGTTAAAAAGTATAAGATAGAACCTTTAGTAATTGATATTGGTGCAGGAGATGGACTTTTATTTAGTAATAGCCGATTATTTATTGAGAAATATAAATTTAAGGGGATTCTTTTTGAACCATCACCAGAACCTTTTAAATTATTAAAGGAATTTTATAATGGAACTGATATTGAATGTATTAATATTGGTATTTCAGATTTAGAATACAATTATGTAATCAAACATAATCCAAGAGGGAATCAAGATCATTGGACATTAAATAGTATTGAGATTGGTATTAGTGATAAAAAATCAATAAGAATATCGAAGTTTTTAAAAGAAAGGAATATTAATAAAGTTGGAATAATAAGTATAGATACTGAAGGTTCTGATACTAAGATACTAAAAGAATTAATAGAATTTTCAGATGTAAGA